GGTAACATGAAAGTAAAAGCAGAGCATGACGGCGACCAAATGCTTTTTTATTTTGACTATCACGACGGCGAACCGGAGACGCGCGATAACCCGGGCTGTCCTGATTACATTGAACTTTCATCTATATGGGCCAAAGTTTTTGGATCATATATTTGTCTGTTTGATAAACAAATGTCAGTTTTTTACAAAGAATACGGTGAAGGGTCTGAAAAGAAAGGCAAGGCGGAGCTTGAGGCGTTTTTAATAAAATCAGCAAAGGAGCGTTACCAAAATGAGCGGTAAAAGCAAAACTCATTACAGGAAGGTCTTCAAGAGCGACCATCTTGGTGTTGCAGATCTTGAGGATTTTGTAGAAGAGGGGAGCAACCTTATTTTTACAATATCCCACGTTCGGCAGGAATTCGGAACCCGGGTAGCTGGTCGGAAAGGTAATTTCAACATTGCATATTTTAAAGAGGGTATCAAACCCCTCGTTTTGAATGCCACGAACTCAAAGACCATGAAGAGCTTATCAGGCGGCAGCGCATTTGTTGAAGACTGGTCTAACATTCCTGTCCAGCTTTATATTGATGCAAAGGTTAAAATGAAGGGGGATATCGTTGGCGGTGTTAGAATTAGCCCAAATCCACCCAGAATGATGTCCGAACTAAAGACAGGTACTAAGGCATGGGAAAATGCCAAAGCAGCTTATATCAGGGATAAAAGCCTTGATGCAGTCAAAAAAAGAATGATTGTCACACCAGAAGCGGAGAAGGCGCTGATTGCCGAGGTTGAAAATGTGGCATGATATAAATCAGAACACCGACGAATGGCTTGATCTCAGGGCCGGTAAAGTAACCGGCTCAGCCATTGGCAAAATAATGGCAAATTACGGCAAAGCATTTGGTGAGCCCGCAAAGAAACTAGCAATAAATATTGCCGTTGAGCGTGTCACCGGAAAGCGCATTGATGCTGATCATTATATGAACGCCCACATGGAACGCGGCCACCAGGAAGAACCCATTGCCAGACAGCTTTATGAAGAAATGTTTTTTGTGGACGTTGAGAACGGCGGGTTTTATGATAACGGGAACACCGGATGCTCCCTTGATGGCCGTGTGGTTGTAAACGGAGCCGTTGAAATTAAGTCAGTCATTGCCACCACCCACTATGCGAATATAAAGCGCGGAACATGTGACCCAACATACAAATGGCAGTATTTTTTCAATATCCAAGAAGCCAGAGCAGATTGGCTTGATTTCGTTTCTTATTGCTCATCATTTCCGGAACACAATCAGCTTTATGTATACCGGATCCACCGGGAAGATATTGTAAAAGAACTGATAATGATCAACAACAGGCTTGAAGAATTCGAGAATCACGTTGAATCTATTATGCGTGATATTTCATAGATGAATAACCAATAAGGAGGTATTATGCACAGAATGATAAACAATAGATGTACCTTTTCAAATACTGTTGAGCGATCTATTATTATAATAGACAAGAACGGTCTGAGGGTTGCAGGAAAAAACCCTACACACCAACGAGATGATGACATAATACGGACATTCCTAATAGAGTGCATAGATATGGATGGCTGGAAGCATTCATGGCACATGGATGTCGGAAAGGCGCATTCAAGAAGATCCAAAGAGCGCAAAGAAGTTAGGCGGATACTCCTCGACAAAATAAAAGACAGGAAGTCAGAAATAAAGAAGCTAAAGGATGCAATCCAGATCCTTGGTCGTTGGCATTGGTAAGTATCAACATATAGGAGGTTATAAGGATGGGGGGTAAAAAATATATCCTTGGGCAAATGTCTATTTTCGGAAGTGATGAGGTTATAGGATTTGGGTCTGATGATTTTTATATAAAAGAAATGCCGAGAAACGACGCAAATAAGATTATAATGGACAACCATTATTCAAAAAAGTTTTATACTGCGTCCACTATACATATTGCTGTTGTGTTTAATGGCGATTTTATAGGTGTTTTGCAATACGGATATGCTATGAACCCAGCCTCCCAAGGATCTGTTGTTAGCGGCACAGGAATAGACGAATACTTAGAACTTAATAGGATGTGGTTTATTGATGGCGCACCAAAAAACTCTAAGTCAAGGGCTATAAGCTATTCAATAAAATATATAAAGCGCAAATACCCAAAAATAAAATGGATACAATCTTTTGCAGACGAACGGTGCAAAAAGTTTGGTATTGTTTACCAGTCTGCGAACTTCCTTTATTTTGGTGGTCACTCAAGTGTGTTCTGGGAAATTGAAAACGAATTTTATCACAATAGCCTAATGACAAGAAATCCTAAGTTGGCACCATCAGCTAAGTTTGTTCAAGACAATAAAGAATCCGCAAAGAAACACATTTTTAAGCAATTTAGATATATTTTTTTTATAAAAAAGAGGTTCAAAAAAGATTGTCTATTAAAGCAAGAGCCATATCCGAAACATTATATTGACAATCAAGTGGTATAAAGGTATTGTATATTATGCGAAGAATGAAGATGAAAATAATATATTATAGTTTTGAGTTGCGGACAACCGGTGACGGCCCGGCCTTTCCATTCAGGTTG